TTTTCTTGATCTTTTAACCAAGAGAATACATCCAAAACTGAAGGAAAGTATCTCTCTCTTTTCAACTCTTAGTTTTATCGTTCTAAAAGAGTTAAATGAGATCTTAACTCTAAGTGTTGTTTCTCTCAAATCATTTAGAAAGAGATTTCTTGAAAGTTTGAAGGTTCTAGACTCTCCTCAGTTTTTCTTTAGAAAAATAGTCTTGCAATCTCTCACATTTCTTGGTATCCCCTCTTTCAAAATTAAGCATTTCATTTCTGAGATTCTTTCATTTCAAGATTTCTTATCTAAACAGAAAACTTTGCTAAGAAAACTTACTGAAGTTCTCAGTTTAAAAGATACCGTTTCCTCAATAAGTCATCTTTTCAGAGTCTATTCTGAAACTTTAACTCTCCTAAGTACTTTAAATCTAAAACCAACAAAGAAAATTGTTGAAACTTTAAATCTGTCTCTAATAACATTAGTTGCTTTTTATCATAAGATTGATGAAAGTATTAATTTCATAGATTCCTTCTCAAAGATTAGTAAATTTTATCTTTCTCTCCTCGAAACCTTATCTTTGCTTGATAGTAGAAAGATTCTCTCTCTTAAAAGAATCTTGGAATCCTTTGCTTCTCAAGATCAGATAAAATTCATCTTTTCCAAAAGACAATTTGAAGTTTTGAAAACATCAGCTCTGATAAGAAAGCAACTTTACTTGATCAAACAAGAAGTTCTCAATTTACAATCCTTTATCTTCTCCTCAATCTTCACTTATTTATTTGAATCTTTAACCTTCAAAGATATAGCTCTAAAGAAGAGAGTTCAATTCATTTTTGAAACACTAACACTTACTCCGACATTTCAATTTCTCTTTTTCAAAGAATTAATATCAAGTATCTCTTTTAAAGAAACTATAAAACCTAGGCTTGCTTTGATTTCAAAAGTTTTGTATGAAACTATTTCTTTAAGTTCTCAGCTTGCATTTCAAATAAGTCTGTCTCTTAATGAACTTTTACATTTCTCTAAAATCTTAGTTTTTAGAATGAAGAAAAGACTCGTTGAGAGTTTATCAGTTTCTTCTTTGCTCAAGAAAAATATTTTAATCACTCTAAGTGAAACTTTGAAATTCTCAATTAGTCTTGTAACACCCTTAATACCTCGACTAAAGAAAACTGTTAAACTAGTATGGCGCCAAACTTTAAGTATTCAACTAGTCCAGAAGTTGAAACAGAAAATAAAGGTGAGGAAAAGATGATTTCGTTTTACTTTTTACTCGAAAAGTTAACCAAACTTCTTTTAATCTTCTCAGTTTGGAAGAGAGAAAGAGAAGCCGGGCTAATTAAAATTCAACAAAACCCTCAAGATTTCTTTTCTGTGAAACGTAAAAGAACTGAGTCAATTCATATCAGTCTGACAAAAGGAAGTGGAGTTTGAATGGCCTTTCCTTTTGATTGGAAATATCGCAAGTCACACATAATCAACCAGACTTCAGGCGCTGGTGCAAACTATCAAGTCCTGATAATTGTTCACTATGGAAATGGCACTGACTATAATGAGAATACAAAGTCTCCTCCAGAAGGTCATGTTTATCTAAACGGGAAATGTAGAACAGACTTCGGTGACATTCGTTTCTCAGACGATGATGGAAAAACAGAGTTAGACTACTGGATGAAAGAAAAAGTCGAAGGAGATTATGCAGTTTTCTGGGTTGAAATTAAAGATGACTTGAGTAGTGCTCAAGCAAAGATCTATTGCTATTATGGTAAAAACGATGCAACGACTACAAGTGATATAAAGAAGACAAGTCTTTTTAACCATGGAGATGATTTCGAAGACGGAGTTCGTGATTCAGATTTGTGGGATGTAACTAAAGATGGGATTGGAACAGTATCTGAAGCTGAGGGAAAGGTAAAATATTACAGCCTTGATATTGCTGCATACGGTGGATATATAAGCAATTCTTTTCATCCTGCTCACGATCTTGAGATCATAACTAAAATAAACAACAAAAACTTGCACAGTGCGGGGTTATACATCAATGTAGAGCATCACGAGAACTGGGACCCGGAAGCCAAAGGCGATTTCTATTGTATAGCATTACAAAACAGCGATGATACATGCTATGTCAAAAGAAAAGTCAGTGGAGTAAAAATAACTTTATATTCCGATAGTTGGACTGATAGCGAAAATGATCTTAAAATAAGAGTTGAGAACGGTACAATTTCTTTCTTTGAAGGTGATGCAGAGAGATTTAGTCAACCATATGCTTTGGATACTAGAGATATATATTTTGTCTTTATTGCCAGGACTGCCTCTGGATTCGTTGGAACTGACTGGTTTGATTATTTCTTTGTAAGAAAATTTGTTGATCCCGAACCTACACATGGAAGTTGGGGAAGTGAAGAGACTTTAAAGATTATTTTGGAAGAATCTTTATCAATTATAGCAAAGTTAAGTTTTTCGTTTTCTAAAAAACTCAATGAGAAACTTGAGTTACTTGGTACTCTTTCGACAGATTGGATTCATGTCCCTATTCTTGTAAGAGAAACTATTTACACCACTTTGAAAAGCCGTTTTTATGTGAAAATCTTAAAAGAAAGAATAGTAGCTTACTTGAAAGAAAAATTGGAAAATTAAGGAAAGCCTTTTATATTTTTTCTCTACTATTTTTGATTAGGAGAGATCACTTCTTGCCTACCTTAACTTTAGTACGTGGAGACAAAAACTATATTCTTGAATTTGAAGTTAGAGATGCGGATGGTGAAATAGTCAATTTAGAAAACTGTAGTATTGGTTTCAAAATGCAAAAATATGGCGAAGCTACCCTAACCTTAGATAAAGAAGGTACTGTAATTGACGCTGCTTCTGGTTTATGTCAAATTTTGATAGAGGAAGAACTTGTTAATAAATCTGGAGAATACTTTGCAGAGCTTGAGATACGCTGGCCTACTGGAAAGATTCTGAGTGCTCCAAATATTTATGTTAAGATCTTGAAGGATCTTCCTAGATGATGAAAAAAATGGAAGAAGATAACAACCTAAAAAAATGGATCAAGCAAGTAGAAACTAGAAAAACAGAGATTGATAAATTAAAGGTTGGAGATAGACTTGAAACTACATCTTCCATAGCAATTCTTCATGCCGATCTTTGTGCTTCTCTTCATGGTTGGGCTCAATGGCTCAAGAATCCGAATGTAATGAACCAACTTTCTGGAGAAGAATTGAAAGAGACATTTGAAATCTTTAAGAAACAAGCAAAAGAGTTTCTTGATCTAGACTTGAAGATGACTAAATCGGTTTTGAATAAAGCAAGGAAAAAAGAGAAGAAAAAGAGCAAAAAGACAAGTTATGTGGCTTAAAATTGATCAGAATCTTAGGTACCAAGGGAGAGATTGAAGAATCTTCTCCTTCTCATAAGAAGAATTCCGGTATTTTGATAGATGGAGTTCTCCTTGATGTGGGAGAAGCTGAATTTATTAAGTTAAAACCTAAGGCAATTTATATCACACACTTACACCCTGATCATGTGAAAGGTTTAGAAACCGCAACAAAAATTCCTGTATTTTCACTAGAAAAACCAAAACTTGAGGCTATCAATTGGCATCAAATATCCTCTGGTAAAGAATATCGGCTTGGAGGTATAAGGATTATACCAATTCCAACTACGCACTCAAAGAAAGTGAAATCTTGCGCTTTTCTGATTCTAAGGAAAGGAAAGAAAATACTTTATACTAGTGATATGATCTGGATAAAGAAAAAATATCATGGTTACTTGAAGAATTGTGATCTTGTTATAACGGAAGGTTCTTCTTTTTCTCGCGATTTAATAAGAAAAGATAAGAAAACGGGTGAAATTTACGGGCATTCAAGCATTCCTCGTCTAGTTAAACTCTTTAAAGGTCTAGGAGCTAAGAATATTGTTATTACTCATTTTGGTAAATGGCTTGTTACTGATCCTAAGAAAGGGTATGAAAAAATAGCAGCCTTAAGTGATGAAAAAACTAAAGTATGGGCTGCAAAGGATGGAGATGAGATAGATTTGGAAAAGTTACAAATTACTACAGAAACTTTACCAAAAAGAATACAACAGGTTATTGTAAAGAAGAAATTGTTTTGGTGTCCTATAGATCCTGAACACGGACCATTCGAAACAGAGATAGCTCTCAAAAAACATCTCAAGAAAAAACATCCCAAGGAGGCGGCTAGATGGTTAAGACTTCTTCAACTCACAGTTCAACCAACTAGAGGATTATATCTTGTACCACCTCATGGGACTTGGATAGTCAAAGGTATCAAAACTTTAATTGTTAAAAAGAAAAAGTTCAAAACTGATCCAAAGGAACCTCTAGTTCTATTAGAGGGGAATAAAGCTTTAGGAGTAATATGGTTAAAAGCTCCAAAGGCGATAAACTATCAAGAATTCAAAGGATTGTTTGACAGACATAAAATTAAAGATGAAGAACGCAAAAAATGGTGGGGTGATGTTTTTCCATTATATGCTTATGAGTTTACTATTAAGAAGTATTCTAAACCAAAAATGGTCAAGATTCCCAAAGGGGTGCAGACTTTCGTAAATATAAAAAATGTAGAATTTATCTCTAAGGAAGAACTGATAGCAGATTGGAGAAGTTATGATCCTAAGAAACTAATCAAAACAAAAGCAGGTCAGAGAGTTCTTGCAGATGATCATAGAATCTGTCATACTTGGTGGAATAGATTAAAACAAGGAAAAGCTATGAAATCTAAGCAGTTTAAAGATCTTTCTTTAGAAAAGCAGAAAGAGGTTGTCCGGAAATTACATGAACAAATTGTTGAAGCAATGAAGATTCTTGGTTGGAAACATCGTACTCCATTATCAGTTGAATCTTTAATAGAAGATCCTAGTAAAGTAGAAATCAAGAATCTCGAACGAATAGATCCGAGATATCTTCAGGGCTTGAGTGATAAGCAGCTTAAAGCTCTCTATTACAGACTGCATTGGCTTTATCATAATAAGCTAAGAAGAATAACCGAACCTTTAGACAATGCTCATATCTTTGTCTGGAAAGAACTTAAGGATAGAAATATTCGTTTCAAACCAGTGGGAGATAAATTAGATAAGAGAGCAATTTCTGTTGTAGTTGAATATCCTAAACCTGAAGGTTTCGGGCCTGGAGGAATGTCAGCACATGAAACTATTCCAGAAATATATGTTGATAAGCTCTCGCGAGATCTTGCTCTTACTGAAGCTTTACAAGCTTTTCCTGACATAATTGTGTTACAAGAAGATCCAGTTCATGTTCATCTGTGTGGTTCAATAGTTAATAAAGGACGGAGTCCCAAGGGGCATGATGTTGATATTCTCTTTAAACAGAGTTTTCCAGACGCTAGAATTATTCATCAATTTGTAGATGATATTTCAGAGAGAAATCCTGATCTTGCTAGAAGATTGCATTTTGTCTGGGATCCATGGGGTCCTCAAATAGGTTTTTCTGTTCCTCTTTACAGACTAGCTTTTGTTAAAGTTTCTCCAAGAGAATTGAGAATAGCTCATCCTTATGAATATCTTTCTAAAGCTATTGAAGTAATGAAACCTTTCAGAGCTCTTAAACCTAAATCTGGATTTCATAAACATGAATTCTTTGAAGTTCAAGATTTTTGGGATAAATGGGCTTCCAAGGTTATCGATAGAGGTCTAGTGGTCCAAAAGAAATATGATGGAATGAGATTTCAAATTCATGTTAAAGGAAATCAAATAAAGATTATCACGGAAGATAAGAAAAGGGATAGATCAGGAGTATTTAAGCGATCAGTTAAAGAACTTCTTTCTAAGAAGAAAGCAAATAGTTTTATCCTAGATGCTGAAATGGTCGAATATGATTGTCAAGGTAAAGAAGTCAAAGATATGGAAATGATCTGCAAACCTAAGAAGCGAGAGACAATGATTCCATGGGTAACTGCAGTCAAGAAAGCAATGGATGACAAGAATATCGTCTTTCATATTCATGACTGTCTATATTTCAATGGAGAAGACATTCATGACAAAGGCTATGTAGAGAGATGGAACACTATTCCAAAATGTATTCCACCAGGTTTGAAGCATTGGAGAAGAGTTGAGGGAACTCTAGTTTCAAATGTTAGAGCTTTCTTTGCTGCGGTTAATAAATATAGAAGAATGCCTGGCTCAGAAGGTGTAGTTGTAAAGATCAAAGATTCTAAGTACAAATTGACTGGAAGAACAGGAGAATGGGCTAAACTTAAGAATCTTAAGGAAATAGATGTAATGGTCTGGGAAGAAGAACAGAAGAAAACAGCTGCAGGAGAGAAAATTAACCAATGGATGTATTATCCAGTTTTCCAGGTCCCTTGTAATATGAAGGATAAAATAAAAGAAAATCAATTTGTCGAGTATCAGGGAAAATGTTATGCGAAGATAGGACGTACTTATTCAACAAAAGAGCGAGCTAAGCGTGGAGACATTATTACGGTTAGACCTATTCAAATCGTAGAGAATAAAGATCCAAGAACAGGCAAACTTTGGTGGACGTGGATGTTTCCTTTGTATGAAGGAAAGAGAACAGATAAGAAAGAACCTGATACTTTAACGACCGTCCGAAGAATAGTGAAAGCTGGAACAGGTCCCTTGTCGGATGATCTGTCTTCAAAGATTATTAGACTTCCTCGATGCCCATATTGGAATGATCCCTCAATTTGTCCACTTAGAGAGAGATTCTATGTTCCAGGAGATCATCTAGCTGAGCTTTCTAAAGAGAAAGTACTTGAGGAATATCTGAAGTTTCCAATAGTTTGCAAATTTGCTAATAGATTTAGATGTAAATTTGTTAAAGATTACTATTATGATTTACGCCCAATCAAAGAATATAAGGAAGAAGAAGTAGAATATATGGAGGAGGATTAGTATGATAGAATCTGAAAGAGAACTATTACAAAGACGGCTTGAAAATCTCTTAGCTCTTGAAAAGGAAGCAAGAGAAGAAGTAGCTAGGTTAAAAGCTTTGCATGAAAAAAAGCCTTGGCATGTTGATTTAGATAAAGCTTACAAAGATGCCGTCTACAGATTGGAAGTGGTTAGGAACAATATTCGTTTGACTAAAGAAAAACTTAAAGCATAGTGTCCTGGAGGACAACTGTTGAGAATTACAGAAGAAATGATAAATTGGCTAGAATTTCCTAAAGAGTACATCGAGTTAGCGTTAGCTCCATACATGGAAATGCCTAAGGGGGAACATCCCTTTGTTATGCAACATCACTGGAGAGGCAGAAGCGTGCATGTAGATTGGAGAATGAAAGCAAATGGTTACTTGGTAGGTTGGACAATTTTAGACAATCCGAAAGGTACCCCAAAAGTCGATTCCTTAGAAGACGCAGCTAAAGCATTAAAAATAGTACCTTTCCGATTCAAAGCCGAAAATAAAAATATAGGTAGACGAGCTGAAACTAAAGCAAGACAACCACTCGAATGGCTCAAAGTGCATGGAGTTACGAAACCGGGTGAAGTGGGAGCTACTAAAGAGAATATCGGCGTTATTTATATCTTTGAAAAAGGAAAAGTTATCTTTGGAGTACAAAAACCATATTTTCATGAGTATTTCATTAAATCTGAGACAGGAAACTTCTTCCCGAAAGGAGAATGGGTAAGAATTGTGGTCAGAAGAGTAAGAGTTCCAGTTCTTGATCCTGAAACTAAGAAACCTCTCAAGAAACGAGAAGTAATGTGGAGAGTCTTAATTCCAAGCACTCAAGAACCTTACGCTATCTCTAAACGTGCTATGCAAAGAAACTATAAACCTCCTAAGTCAAATCCTTATCCTTTTCCATTAGAATGGACTAAGAAGAACTTTCCTGAACAATTTAAGAAATGGAAAGAATGGATAGAAGGAAAGAAAGCCGAGAAAACCTGTAGAAATTGCATCGAGTTTGAAAGTTGCACAGATCCAGAAACTTTGGCGAACCCAGATAGAATTGCTTGTAATAATTGGAGACCAAAAGAACCTTGTGAATGTTCTTCGGCTAGGTTTACTTTACATTTCAATTCTTGGATGGGACAGTTTGTGGTTAGGGGACAACCTAGGAGAGAATGGTATCTTCGGTTGGATGATAGAGGCAAAGGAGATATAAGATCATTTTTCTTTCCAAGAGATCCTTTGTATTTTGAGCCAGTAAGTGCTGAGGATGAGGGAAGAGTTGATAGAAAATGGTTCAATTTTGAGGGGAAAATACCTCCAAGAACAAAATATAATCCTAACAAAAAAATTCCTGCCATTATGAAAATCATTGATTCTGGAAAAGTTGAAATAGATTCTAGAACTGAGAATGGAATTGAAATTATTGATCTTAAATTCAAAGGAAAGAAGTTAAAAGGTAAATGGAGATTAATCCAAGAGGAGAAAGGAGCTTCAACCTTTTCTTTTGAGAAGTTGAATGAGCAATTAGGAAAGATTACTTTTGTTCTTCAGAGACATTGGATTCCTAGAAAAGGAATCGTAAAATCTCCCAAGTTTCCAGAAGACTTTGTTCATCACTGGGATATTCGACTTAGTTCTGGTATAGAGTGGAACCTCTACAAGAATCCTACTAAAGTTGCTGTTGAAGAACCAATTAGAGCAAGAAAGAAACAATATTCTCCTGAAAAGATCAAACCATGGATGGAAATTTCTAAACCACATAAGTTTATGCTAGTTGGTCCTCTTCCAACTTATGTCGATCCACTTGATAAAGGAAAAGTAGAAATCTTCAATATGAGTCCTACTTTCATTTCCATGAAATTACACGGTTCCAAATTAAAAGGCTATTTCATCTGGAAGAAAACAGAAACTGATCAAGTATTTATGAAGTCCAAACTTCCTAAAACAGAAGAGAAATCAGATAATGATGAGATTGAAGAAACTTTCAAAGAAGTTTTGAAAGCGTTAAAAAAAGAAGAAGAAACTAAAAAAGAGAGAAAGGAAAAAGACGAAGAAGAAGAGGGATAGACTTAAATAAAGACTTGAGAATAGTTTAAAGTGATAAGCAATGGAAGAAGAAGATTTAGGAATAGAAACTGAAGAACTTGCAAGATCAAAAGAACTAGAGATGCTTACTATTCCATATCACTTAGTTGGAGAAGTAGGCAAAGCTCTTCTGATTACAGGAGTTGCATTAACTGAAGGTATCTGGAAGAATGTTATTTATTCTGCTAAAGAATTAAAGAAAGTAGCTAAATCTTTGAAAGGTAAGCCATTGCTCATTGAACATGGAACAACTAAGGAATTTGGAGACAGAAAAGTGGGTGTAGTTGTTGAATCTTACTATGAACCTACTTTGAAAGGAATTGTCTTCAAAGGTCATGTTGAAAATCCACTTGCTAAAAAACTTGTTAAATCAGGAGTACTTTCTGCAGTTTCCTGTTCCACTTGGTTAGATAAGAAACCAGTTAATCAATCTCTAAAAATAGGAAAAAACTATATTTTTACAGAATTAAGTTTAGTTAGAGTTCCTGCATGTGATAAATGTTTTATCTTTCATAAAGAACAGTTATCAAAACTTACAGGAGAGAAAGACTTAAAAATAACAGAGAGCTTAAAATTTGATAGAGGAGAAAAAAATATGACAGAAATAGAAACCTTATCCGAAATAGAGGAAGAGGAAGAACTGATGGATCTAGAAGAACTTGAAGAACCTACTTTGTATGCTATCCTTGAATTGCCTGATGAAGAATCTTTAGAAAACCTCAGAAGGTCAAAGAAGATAGTTTCTTATTACTATGGTTATCCTTCTTATGCTCCTTATGGCTATAAATATCCTTCTCCTTATAAGTATCCTTATAAGTATCCTTATCGATACAAAGAGAAAGGAAGTCTAGAAGAAACGCCTATAATAGCTGCAATCCTACAACTTGATTCCAAGGAAGAATTGGAAGAACTTAGACAAATTTATAAAGTCAGAAGAGCTTACTATGGCTACAGAGGCTATCCATATCCGAATGGTTACTCATATAGATATCCTTACAAGTATAAGTACAAGTACAAGTATCCAACTTATGGGAAACTTAGTGAAAAACTTTCAGTCCAGGACAGAACAGTAGGTAAACCACTAGAAGATTACGAAGAATACAAACCCAAAGAAATCCGATCTGTTGAACCTGCTCCTAATCCTGAAAATACTTCTGCTCTTACTTGTCCAGTCTGTGACAAAGATTTCAAAGATAATGAAGCTTTCATGCAGCATTGGAAAGAAGAGCATGAGAAAGAGTATGGTCCTTTCAAGGAAACAAAAACAATTCTAGAAGCACTTGGTTGTATAGTCGATCTTAGTAAAGGGGATACTAAAATCATAAAGTCTAAAGCTGGTCGGTTTATTGTCTTTGTAGACACAGGAGAGACGGGCTTTGGTCAATGGAAGATTGTGGGAAACTTTGCAACTCGTAAAGAGGCAGAAGAGGCAGCTAAGAAAGCCAAACTTGCTAAGGAAGAAAAAGAAGAAACAGCTAAGGACAAATGGGGTTGTATCGTTGGAAAAGAGAAATGGGATCCTGAACAGAAGAAATGTATACCTGTCTCTGAAGAAGAGATGAGTAAATATACTGATTTCATGGCTCAATGTCGTAAAGAAGGTAAGTCAATGAAAGATTGTGCTGAGGAATGGCGGAAAAGAGAAGAAACACTTGCAGTCATTTGTCCGGCTTGTAAAGAAGAGTTTGAAAATGAAAAAGCTTTAGCTAAACACTGGGCTGAGAAACATCAAGAAGCTTATGGACCTTTAAAGAAAGCATACAAGTATCCTGAGAAGAAATCGTTGGCTTATTACTATTATAAATATCGTGGTAGATATTATCCATACTATTATAAGGACGGGAAATACTACACCAAGTATCCTTATAAGAAAAAGAAAAGAAAGGCTAAGAAGAAATAAAAGCTAATTTAAAGGAGGTAAGGAAGAGAATGAAGGAAGAGAAAGAAAAGCCTAATGAAGAAATAGAGGAATTACCAGAAGAAAATCCAATCGAAGAGTCTGCTTCTGAAGAAGTGCCAGCAGAGGAACCTTCTCAAGAAGAAATACCTATACTTGGCAAATATATTCATGAACACCAGTATAAAGGTGTACCTGAGAAAACAAAAGAAGAAGAGAAGACAGCTAAATCCAAAGAAATCGTAGAGGAAGAATCTACAGAAACTACAGAGCAAGAAGAAGAAAAGCCTGTTGAAGAGACCCCTCAAGAGGAAGAAGAGAAACCGGCTAAAGAAACCAAAGAAGAGAAACCAGAAGAGGAAGTTCCTACAGAAGAGAAACCTGAAGAAGAGAAACCTGAGGAAGAAGAGACTCCTCCTGAAAAAGAATCAACACCACCAACAATAGATGAAATACTCAAAGCACTGAAAGAAGATGAAGATCTAAGAAAAGAATTCTTCGCTAGAGCTTTTAAAGAACTATCAAGTGACCGATAATGGACAAAGAAGAAAAGGAATTACTCAAGAAGATCCTAAAGAAAGTTGACTCTCTAGAAGAGAAACTTAAGGAAAAAGATGAAGAGATAAAAAGACTACGAGAACAAAAGCCACAAACTCAACCTAAACCAGCTGAATCAAGTAAGCCTAAAATACCTGAAATCAAAGAAACTGGGGATAAATTTACTGATCTAATGGTTCAACTTGCCAGAGAGAAGGCGGAATATGAATCTGAACAGAGAGAAAGAGAAAGAAGAACTGCTCCTACTGTGGAAGAGATAAGGAAAAACTTTGATCTTGGTGAAGTTGCATTATTTGCTATTAAGAGAAATCTCTTGAAGAAAGGAAAAGAAAAAGACGTTAAATCAACTACTTCTATTCATACTTAGAGAGTAATCTTTATTAATATATTCTCCCCTAGTTTTATTTAGACTCAAAAGGAAAGAGTGATAAATCATGAAGTCTCTAGAAGAGCTTGCTAATTGGTCTACAGATGATTTGCCTAGTCTGTTAACTCAGGTTATATTAGCTGAAGTCGAGGAAGCAGCTCGAGCTAGACGTTTTGGAAGAAACTTAGTCAGAATTAATGAAGACTTGGTTAGGACCAAAGGTCGTAGCTTGATCTTTTACAGAAGAGGTACTTTGAGTGCTAGCGCTGTGACTGAAGGTTCTTCACCTTCTCACAGTACGATCACTTACACACCTCATACTTTGACTGTAAGCAAATATGCTGTTGCTGCTAAGATTACGCAAGAAGCTATCGATGGATCTAACCTTGATCTTATCAGGGATACGATCCGTGAAGCAGGTATAGCTCTTGCAGATAAAGAAGATGCTGTCATCATATCTGCACTTATGGGTGAAGAAAGCACCCTTACAGTGGAAGCTGTCTCTGCAGTTGATGGTGGAACCACAACTTTGGCTCACTCACCATTGACTTATATTAAGATAACTACAGGCGAAAATACCCTCTCGGTTGACTATTACAATGGTGTGATAGTAGCCTCAAACACTGCTTCTGCTTTTACAGTCTCATACTACTTCTCTGACAGAACTAACTATGTTGATGCAAGTACTGAAGGTACTTTCTCATATGTTGACATAGTTAATGCTGCTAATGTAGTGCGGGCTAAGAAATGGACACCTGACTTTATGCTAATTCATCCCAATCAGATGAAAGACCTGCTTAAGAGTTCACAATTTGTGGACTATTCTAAGTATGGTGCTCGTGAGCCTCTGCTCCGAGGAGAGATTGGGCAGATATCAGGCATAAGAGTACTTGTTTCAACCAACATGCGTTCTGGAAATGCAATTATCCTTGCTTCTAAGAGAGCAGCTTGGTTAGCCATCAAGAGACATATAGATCTCAAGAGATGGGATAATCCAAGCACTGATAGTATAGAGCTTTACTTCTATATGGAATATGGTTGCAAGGTAACTGATGAAGATGCCATAGTGTTGCTGGTTGGTCTTGGAGATACTACTGTTACAAGTTAGGCAAGCTAGTTAGATCATAAATAATCTCTACTCCTGCCTGTGTGTGGGAGTAGAATGTTTTTATTTTTTCTCATTTTTATTTTGCAATTGAGGCGATAGACTAAAATATTTCTAAGTTTCTTATTAAAGTAGAGGAAGAAATATGGCTTATACAAATCCACAGAATGTACGTGATCTTCTAGGAGTAGATTTAGATGCAGCAGATGATAGCATTCTTGAAGAATTTATTGATTATGCTCAACGTTATATTCGTTCTTATATTCAAGTCCAGGTCATAGATGGAAAACTTAGTGGAAATATAGATGGAGAGAATAATACCTTTTCCACTGAACATGCCTTCTTCGCTGATGTGTCAGGTGATACTTTGATAACTACAGCAGACTTTACAGTCTATGGTTGGAAAAAGAACTTTGAAAAAGATCCACTTAGAAGAGAAGAGCTCACAGTCTCTACTTTTGATCCAACACATGGTGTTATAGTTCTTGCTTCTGCTCCTGATCCTGATGAATATGGAAAGATAACAATTGATTACTCCTATTATACTAAGGCAATTAATTGGGAGATGTTATCTCTAGCTACAGCTTGGAAAGCTGCAGAGTTGTGGGTCAAAAGAGAGGAATTCCTAGTACCTGAAAGTTGGTCTATAGGCAACAAGAGAATAACTCAGAGACAACCTTGGAAGTATTATGAGATAGAAGTAAATAGAATCTTAGACAAAATAAGAGCTCTGCCTATGACTAAAGTGGACTATAAGAAATTAGTCTTTAGACCTAGAGGACCAGAAGGACCTGAGGTTGACAGTACTGCAGCTAAAGAGATTAAGCAGAAAGGAAAGTATACTCCTCATCCAGAGATCAAGGATATAGTAGACAATGCCAATAAGTAGAGGAGAACCTCATGAAAAGAATACCAGAGTGGAAACTTAAGAAAATTTTCAAAGCTTCTTGTACTCTTCACAAGGTGACAGTAAGTGAAATTGAAGATGAATTTGGTATGACTGAAGAAACTACAGAAACTACTTATTCTATTAAAGCGGAAGTTCAACCTCTAACTTCAGAGGATCTGGCATATCTCCCACCGGGACAATTCTCGGAAGGTGATGCCTGGGCCTACTTCTTGCCTTCTTACAACGTTAATGAAGAAACTTTAACAGTGGAAGTAAATGATTATATCACTTTTAATGGGATCAAGTATCTAGTTCAAAGATATGAAGATTACTTCGAAGGAAACAATGTGATTTATAGAAGAGCTTATCTAAAGAGACAGGTGGGTCAATAATTGCCTAGGATAAGATACTCTTTAAAAGCATTTCGTAAGAAATATGCTGAGGGATTAGAAAGAGGGATGAAGATAGCTATTTATTCTGCTTATTCAGAACTAAATAAACAAGCCTTCAAAAGAATCCTTACTACTGCTCCTAAAAGCAGAACTCCTAGTACTAGGTTTCCTGTTGGTTTTGTCTCTAGTTATATTAAACTTGTTCTTAAAAGAAGACCTCCTTATTTTTATGAGGAAGTAGATGTTCCTGGGAAATTTAATAAAGGTTCTAGAGCTTGGAGAGCTTGGATTGTCATAAAAACTCTTCATGATGGCTGGACTAGGTTGCCTTTTGAGAGAAAACCTACTCGAAAGAAAGCAGTTGCTTTGCCTGTTTATCCTGGTTCTTCAGTTCCTAGACCAGGAAAAAAGAGATTAGTTTATAGAAAAACAGTTCAAAGAAGACAAATAAGACTTAATCCTTGGATAAGAAGAACATGGCAAGCATTAGAACCTGAATTTCCTAGAATCTTAGAGGATGCGGTAGAGAAAGAGAATAGAAAACGTAAAAAGGAGAGAATAGCATGAATACAGAAGATTTAGAAAGACTATTAGTTACTACGTTGAGAAATAAATTAAGTTCAGAGAAAACAGCAGTTAGTCAAACTAGTGAATGGATCTATGTAGACTTTCCTCGTCTTGATGCTAAGATGCCTAGAATCTCAGTTACCCTTGCTTCTTCTCCTAGCAGACCAGCAGGAATTGGAGCTAATGTAGACAGTGGCTCTGGAACCTTTGGAATCTTTGAAGAAACAACTTTTGATATTGATATTTGGGTACATCGTACAAATAAGACTACAGGGATATCTCCTAAAAGAGCAGGTACTTCTCTTAGAGACTGGTTAGGAGATCGTATTGTTGATGTTCTTATGAAAGAGAGAGATAACTTAAAGAGTTCTGATGGAATCTTAGATATTGAAAAGATAGGAGAAACTCCTTTTCCTTTTGATGAAGAAAAAGAGATTTTTAGAAAGACAATTACTTTTAGAATCACTTATATTAGAACTTACTAAGAGTAATGGTTAAAAGTAACTTCTTAGATAATTTAAAGTAGGTGAAATAAATGGCAGTCTATAAAGGTTGGAATGCCAAAATCCTCATCGATGGAAATGAAATCGGATTTGCTGAGTCAACTTCAGTAGAGATAGCTACTGGATTGGAACCATACTATGAGATAGGTAATAGACAACCTGCTACACTGATTGCCGGTAATGAAGAGATTACTGGTTCAATGTCAAAAGCATGGGTTAATACTGACTATCTCAATCTTGTTGCCCCAGGAAATGCTGCTCTCACTGAATTTGATCTAGTATTCAAAGCTGGTACTGCTGCAGGTTCTCCATGGATATATTGCTACAACTGCAAGTTTGAGACAGGTTCATTAGATATTCCACAAGATGGTTTCCTGACAGAAGATTATGATTTCAGAGCTCAGAGCGTGTACATCACCTCTGCTCCATAAGCTCGATTGAGGAAATGGTAAGTAAACCAATTAAAAATAAGCCAAGTAAGGCATAGACCGAGAGTCTTCAAGTAAGAGGAGGTAAAAGCGGATGGTAAATACAAAAGAAGCTGAATTTGCTAAAGCAGCTGATCTTCTAGCTCCTGCTAAGGGAGAGAAAGAAGTCTTTCTTAAGACTTTGAAGAAGAAAGTAAGAATCAGAAAAGTCAATATTGGTGATGTTTCTGCTATTCAAAAAGCTGCTAGTGGTGGATCTGATATTGATCAGTATGTTTATCTAGTTTTCAAAGGGTTAGTTCAACCAAAACTTACCCTTGATGAGTGTAGAGCTCTTCCATTGAAAGTAGTGTTAGAGTGCTCCCTTCATATAGCACAATTCAGCGAATTGGATGAGAATAGTTTAAAAGGTATCCAAAATTTATTAACAACAAAGTCCTAGATACTGTCTTCCAGGTAATGTATTACATGCATTGGACTTTGGAAGACGTGCAGAAGCTAAGCTTTCGACAATTGAACTGGATAGTTGAAGCTCTTAAGAAACAGAAGAAAAAAGAAAAACAAGCAATGAAAAGAAGGAGATAAGTAGATGGGAATAGCTGAAGAAGTCCTAGTATATTTGAAGGTCAAAGGAACTCCTGATCTCAAAAACTTAGATCAGGCCATGACTCGGTTGGGTTACAACCTACGTCTAGCTGGTAGAGACCTCATGAGAATGGGAGGTCAATTGGATAGAGTTGGTCAATACTTCAAAGGTTTTGCAGGAAATGTATTCAAGTCTTCAGATATAATGGGAGATGCTTTTGATGACATTCAGTTAGCCTGGCAAGATGTTTTTGAAGAAACAGGAATAATTGATTCTTTTGCTGGAGCTATGGAAGGGTTAGCTGAAATTATAGAAGCAAATCCTATCCTAGCTTGGGGAGCTATGGCACTGTTTGTTTTTGGTCAAATTGCTTCTTCACTCGGTATTCTTTTCAAACTTATAGGTTTTATGAACCTAGCTGTTGGAGCAACACTATCTGCTCGTTCTGCAGGTCTTGGATGGGCAGAATCTATAAAATATACAATTCAGGCTCTTCTTCTTCAGAATGAAGCGATAAAGGAAAACATAAAAAAGAAAGCTTTAGCAGCAGCTGAGACTAGAAAATTAGGAGGAGCTTCACAACAAGCAGGAAAGAAGTGGAAACAAAGTACTTTATTCCAAGAAAAATCTGAGAAAGAATCCAAGAAACAGAAAAAAGGTTTAAAAGGTTTAGGTAAAACTTTGCTCTTTGGTATTTCTGCTCTCAGCGGTTTGATAGTAGGAATGACTTTAATAGGTCCTATAATGGAAGCAGTAGCTCCAATTTTTGAAGCAATTGGTGATGCCGTTACAGATGTTTTTGATGCATTAGAAGCTTCAGGAATTATAGATTGGATAGTTGACTTTATTGAAAATAACAAAGAATTAGTAGTGGCTATGTTAGTAGCTGTTGCAGCTTTACCTCTTCTAATATCAGGAGTTAAAACTTTAGGTCCTCTCCTTGGGAAACTTGGAGGAAAATTCAAGATAGTTACTGATATCTTTAAAGGAGGAGGAGAAGCAGGAGAGACTGCATCTGGTGGCTTTAACAAAACGTTACTTGCAATTGCAGCTATTCTGCCTAGTATTGTCGGGCTAGTTTGGGCATTCACTGAATTTATTAAAGTTGTTTCTAAAGCCGGTTTCACTATTTCAGAAATTGGAGTTTTGCTTGCATTGATGACAGCTAATGTAGGAGCTATTGTCACTGTAGTTGGAGTTCTATCCAAGTTCCTAAGTGGTCTTAATCAAATGGGCTGGGGAACTGTAGCTATGGTAGCTGCCTTAATGTCTGGTGCTGTTGCTCTTGCTCTTGCTTTTTCTCACTTCCTAGAAGTAGCTGCTGCTACTGGATTTAATCTAGGAGAGATTGCAGGAATTATAGGTACCCTGACAGGAGCAATAATTGCTTTGTTAGCAGCTATTACAGTTTCAGTCGTAGTTCTAGCAGGTCTTTCGGTAGCTGCTTCAGCTGCTCTTCCAGTTGTTGCTTTATTACTTGGAATAGGAGCAGCTGCTGTTCTTGTGGGTACAGGATTCTTGCTTGCTGGGCTAGGTATAAACTTTGCAACTGAAGGGATTATTAAATTAGCAACAAACATAGATAAAATAGTTGCTGCATTACCCAGTCTAATAGGTCTAGCTGGTGCACTTGTTGCAATTGGAGCTGGAGGACTTGCAGCAGCAGGGGGAATTTCTGCACTTGCTGCATCAGTGTTCTTGTTAGCAACTGCTCTTACTGCTCTATCAGTTCCTCTTGGCTTAATAGGTGCAATAGGAGGTAGAGGAGCAGTTCTAGCTGCAGTAGACAAGATACCTATGTTACAAGGTGGAGGAATTATTAAAGAACCTGGACTAGCTTATCTTCATCCAAAAGAAACTGTTGTTCCTGCTAAAGTTTCTAGAGGAGGAGGAGGATACAAACCCAAAGAAGGAGCCTTGACTGTCTCTGTTGATCTCACAGGAGTCTCTTCAATAGATGAAATAGTACAGAGGTCGGTGGAAGCTTCAATAAATCAGATATCTGAAGAGCTTGCTAGAAAATATAGGAGGAGTGAGTACTAATGGCAAGTTTAAAATTTGTTGAGTATCACAATGTAACAGGGAAAGTTTACCAAGCTTCTGGTAATACTTTTACTTTTGACCCTAATCCTAGACAGATAAAGAAAGAAGTTTCTGTTAAATGGCGTATAAGAAGAGCAGGCTATGAGAAGAAAATAGAACGAGCTAGATTTAGATACAATGAAAAGATAGTCCTGACTATCCTTGGTTCTTGTCAAGCTGATAAGAGAGATGAACTTGAATGGTATGCTAAGAGAGATTCTTTGTATCTAGTTAAAAATCTTAGTATGAAAACTTATCATGCTGAACAGACAAGTGACTCAGATGCTGCAGAACCTTCAGATTATGCTTCTGCCAAAACACAGGGAGAAGAGAGTTTTTATGTTGTTATAGAGAAAGCTCTGTTCACTCAAAATGAGGCTAAATTAGATTGGTATGATTATCAATTAACCGTAAGGAGAGTGCATGATACTAGGCATTAGGAGGTTGTCGCATCTTGAAATATCCAATTTATCCTTTTGAATTTTTGACACAAATAAAATTTCAGTTTTCCTTTTACGCTTCAATCACAAGAGGAAAAGTAAGTTTGGATAAGATTTTTGGTATCAATTCTGTTCAAATGGAAAATCCTGTCGCTCCAAAGTGGAAATTTTATGGATCTGAGGTGTTCTAATGGCTACTTTTTCAACAACTCTGACGGAACAAGTGCTCTTTCAAGACTTGGAGATCAATAACGCTAAACATGATCTTTTTGAAAGTAGTTCTTTTAATGATTCGTTAGTGAAATCGACATATAAAAGCCTAGTAGAGACCGCTTCTTTTTCCGATTCTTTGCCTTTTGGTTTCACCTTCTTCAAAAGTTTAAACGAAGGAATAACTTTTCTAGATGTTCTTGGGAAATATACTCAAGCTAAACATGCTACTTTTGATGTAGAAATTTATAGAAATGGTACTCCCCTCAGTGTAGACAAAGGTGATGTCATAAGATTTGAATTTACAAAGTCTCTAACTGAGCAAGTAGGTGGAGGTTGGATTGTCTTTGAAAATGCAGATACTCTTGACTATAGAGCAGGTGATGAAATACGTTTCTATTATGGATCGGAAAGTTCCGGTCTTAACAGATTAATCTTTACAGGAGAAATAGATAGTGTAGAGAAACAATATGACGAGGAAGAAGCTCAACAGCTGTTACGATTAGACTTTCTTGATTGGGGAAAGATCTTACTAGAAAAGAAGATTGATAAATCCTATCCTACAGTTACTAATGCGAACACAATTATCATTGAAATTCTTTCGGATGTTAGTACATCAAATGATCCTCCCTATTCTTCTGAAAGGAAGATAAATATCAGTCATATTGCTAGTACTTACAAGACAAGAACAGCTGACTTTGTGGGTGAATCTTTATGGGATTGTCTAAAGAAACTAGCTTTTATAACTGAGAGTGAATTCTATGTAGATCAGAATAAAAGACTTCAATTCTTCCCTAAGAATCAGAATGTCCTAGGAGAAACTTTAACAATAGAAGACTTTATAGATTATAAATATAGAACAAAAGAGGATATGATTGCTAATACGGTTAAAGTCTTTGGAAATGCTTCTAAGTTCTCTGAAGATTATGATCCTGATGTTTATACAGAAACAAGTGCCTCTTACTGGTCAGATGATGGTTCTTCTGGGACCTTGCTAGCAGGACCTAAGACCCTTCCTACTGGTTATGCTGTTGCTGGAGATCAAGTGATTTCTTACACAAGAGCTTATGGTACAACTTCAAATGGTTCATTGTCAATGAAATGTCTCTTTGGCAAGGAATATGATCTGACACTAAAACAAGCTTACTCTGAGATAGTCTTTGATCTTTTATGTTATCCAGGCAGTGATCAAAGAGCAAATTCATTAAATGTTTATCTTATTGATGGAGATGATAATAAAGTCTGGATCAAAGCACATAAATTTAATTTTATGTGGTGGCAACCTACTTCTATGATAGGAGATCATGTTGAATTTCAAGAGTTCAGAATTCCTGTAGGTCCTTTGACCGAAGAAGAAGGCAAATGGGAACTTGTATCTGGTTCTCCTGATTTTGATTGGAAGAGAGTGAAAGGTATTTCATTCCAAGCCTGCTTTAAGATCTCAGGAGTTGGTTCTGATCAAGTTAATCTTTGGGTTGACAATCTTCATTTTGATAAAGGAAAATGGTATGGAGTCTATTCAGACTCTACATCTATGCAAGATCCTCCAGATGGTCATGGCATCCGTTACAAAGAGATCTTTGATGATACAATTTTCTCAGATGTTGCAGCTCAAAGATGGGCTAAAGAATATATCATAAAATACAAAGACCCTATTGACTTCTTATACGAATCTCAGATCTTTAGAGAAGATATTGAATTTCTCAATCCAGGAGATATTTTCTCAGTAAATGTTCCAGAACTAGGTTCTACCTACAAAGATTTTAAGATAAGAGATATCACATTCAAATATTCAGAAGAAGATTTCTTTGAAATAGTAATTACTCTTGAGGAGGCTCTATAGTGGATGCAGGAGATGAACTTAAAAACTTATCTAAAAGATCAGAACGCTTGAAACAGAAATATAAAAGAAAGTTACAGGATCCAGGAACAGAGATCAACCAAGTTTCCAGTGGTACCTTTCTATTGAATGTAAATGGTTTTGTTAACGAAGTAAGTGGTTTTCAGAAAATAGGCTCTTCTCCATGGCTTGATGCTGATGATGGAACAAATAATTATATTCGTTGTTATCCTCCGCCTCTGGGTAATATGCAAGATAGATATTACACCTTCGAGGATTTGTCTGTGCAGCTTATTTCTTTAACCTCAGTTAAACTCAAGTTAGTGGTTAGAAGTGAACCAGGTATTTATTCTTTTGCACTTCATGTTTATGTATGGGATGGTGCTTATCAACAAGCTGATTATTTCACTATTGGTCAAGAAACTTGGCACACTGTTGAAGCTGATGTAACTTCTATCTTAGACAGTGAAGACAAAATTAATAACACTCGTTTGCGTTTAGTAACAGATGGTAGCAATAACGACAGAGGAGAAATCACACATGCATACCTAGAAGTCATTGGAACTTTTGGAAGTGCTTAAATGACCTCTCTTAAAGATCTTAAGTCGGATGCTAGAATCCTGGAACAGAAATATAAAAGAATTTTAAGAGATCCTAGAATTTTCTCAACAGGTATTTTTGGCGATAACTCGGATTATTCTAACCGATATGATATGTCAGGAAATAACAAAGCTTCAGTAAGAGGCAATCTCTTTAATATTCCATCAGGTAAGACCTATACTATTTCACAAATAACAGCTAAAATTTACAATGCTGGAAATGGGGATTGGCGTTATGGAATTTACAAAATAGTCAATGGAATACCTTCCGCTGAGCTTATTGCCTACACAGAAGAAAAGACAAATGTGGTTTATGGAAGTTTAGTCACTGCTAATATTATATGGCCATCATCTTCAGTTTCTTTAGAAGGTGGTAATTATTTACTAGTTGTTATCTGTGGTCACACTATAGGAATTTATAGAGGTTCAAAATCTGGGCAGATAGTTCGTACCGGCACTTTTGATTCTTACACAGACGGTTTCTCTGATCCCTATGGAAGTGGAGGAACAGACGATATGAATTATAGTCTCACGATATATGCTGAATATTCTGCTGTTGAAGGAGAGACTGATTGATGAAGGTAGAGGAACACTACAAAAGATTATCTGATCGTTTCCGAAAACTAGAACAAAAATATAAAAGACAGAGAAGCTATCCTCAAAAAGAGCAGGAAGGCCTCTGGATTAATAGATGTGAAAGTCTTGATGGTTGGGCTGGGGATCTTAGTAGATTAAGTCTCAATTCGACTAATCCTTATGAAGGTAAATATCACTTTAGATATAATGAACTAAGCTTAGCCTCAAGAAATTTTTATTATAATATCAATAATATCCCAGTACCAGAAGATGTTTGGTTCAAGCTATTCCTCAAGATTGACTATATCTCTTCTGGAGGTACTGGAAATGTGTTTATAGTCGACTTAGGTCAGGTAACTGGTGGTTTTCGTTTCTGGTATAAAGATTCGACTCATTGGGGCTTAAAAGCAAGATTATATAATTCGGAAGATTCAGCGATAAAAGGATCTTTCAATCTCAACCAATATTATGAAGTTAAAGTTCATTTCTTTCCTTTTAGTCCTACCCTAATGAAATGTGAAGTCTTTGTCAATGATGTATCTATTTCTTCTGTAGTTGTTGCAGTCGATCGACCTTCTCTTCTACAACAGATTTATTGCTCTTTTGAAAAAGGTACTTATTTTTTTGACGTCTTAAGAGTTCAAACAACACAAGAAGAGCAGGAAGAAGATCTTCAATAGTCTTTGTTAAGAGAAACATTAAAATAATTTCTTGAGATTAAAATACATAGATTGGTGAAATCTTTGACTCCTACTACAAAAGACTTGCTTTTAGAGATTATCCAACGACTTACTCGAGTAGAAGAAAACATAAAATCCTTTAATGATGATCTTCA